GCGCTCTGTGCGCCGAATATACAGGCAAATCTCACACATATGATTTGATGAAAGCCGAAGGACTGATTCAGTTCGCGACAACCTCTTTCCTTAGAGGTCTCACCTTCCGCGATAATATCATCATCGTTGATGAATGCCAAAACTGCTCAGGTAGAGAACTCAATACAATCATGACCAGAGTTGGTGAAGGATGCAGAGTGATTTTCTGTGGCGACTTCCGTCAATCTGATCTAAACAATTACAAAGACGATAGAGACTTTAAGAACTTCATGGATATCGTCCATGAAATGCCATCTTTCGCCTCTATAGAATTCCATCGTGAAGACATCGTTCGTTCTGGTCTTGTTAGAGAATACATCGAAACGATGGAAAGACTAAACATCCAATTCTAATATGATAACATATAGACCATTTGTTTTTGAAGAGATCATGACTGAGTCTCGGCAGGGAAAGCGTTTCTATCTTACTCAAGATGGCGCTTTCCCTTCTGTGACCACGGTCCTTTCTCATGCGGGAGATAATGATTCTCTTGAGGCATGGAAGAAACGAGTTGGTGAAAAAGAAGCTAACAGAATTTCTTCCATCGCCAAAAGAAGAGGAACTGCCGTTCACTCTCTTCTCGAAGATTATATTCACGGAAAACCAGTAAATCCATCTGCGATGCCTGCAAACATCGCAACCTTTAAGCAGATGAAGAAGAAACTGGATATCCATCTCACCGAATGCAATGGAATAGAGATTCCTCTTTATTCAAAACAGATTCAAGTCGCAGGTCGATGCGATGCTATTGGTGTATGGGATGGGAAACTATCCATCATCGATTACAAGACATCAGTTAAGGAAAAGAGAAAGGAATACATCGAATCGTATTTTCTCCAGACTTCTCTCTATGCGTTCATGCTCAAGGAAATGAAGAATCTGGATACGCTCCCTGACATCGCGATTCTTATAGGATGCGATGAAGCTCCTGAAGCTCAGGTCTTTACAGACCAAGCAAGCAACTATATAGAACGGGCTTTGGATTTGGTTAATGAGTATTACCTCAAAACCCGCATTCAATCATAAAGGAACTTACAAATGAAAAAGACTCTATTCGCATTCGCATTGGTTTTGTTTGGACTCGTTCAAATCCAAGCATCAGAAGCACGAGAATTTTCTCTCGGTGGTTCGACCGCAAACGTAAAGAACGGAAAAGATTACGATCAGCTTGAACTCGGCTATGCATCGAGCGCAACTGTTCCGCGTCTTGGTCTCGTAGATTATTCTGCTCTTGCAGAATTGAACTCTACACAGAAGACTGTTGGACTCACAGGTGGTCGTAAGCTTCTCGTGAACAAAGCAGTCGTGACTCCCGGCGTCGAACTCGGTCTCGGAGAAGTCGAAGTCGCACGAAAGATTAAGAGCGGAAAGAAGAGCACGACTGTTGTGGATGACGAGGGCTATGCTTTCGGCGGAGCATCAGTTGGTGTTTCGTATCCTCTTCCTCAGAAGGGATTCTCTCTGAAAGGCGGACTCAGATATCGCAAAGCTTTCACGAATGATGTGGATTTCAAAGAGACGCGTGTCTCGGGCGGAGTGAATTATGCGCTCACCGATTCGCGAACCCTCGGACTTGAAGCTCGTAAGACCACAGGTACTGTGAAGTCCGATGGTTTTGCTCTTCAGTTCACCCAGAAATTTTAAGCTTGACAATAAGATTCGGTTAAAGTATAAATAAAATTGATCGGTGAAGCAGACCGAAGAATGTTAGGACTGGGGTGCGATTCCCCACTGCTCCACCAAAAACATATGGGCTCATTTCGTTGTTCCGTGGCTGGAACTGTTCGGATAGAGAAGAATAAGATAAGACCAGCCTTCTCGTTTGCCGAGAGCATCAGGTTCGCCGACTGGTCATCCATGTGTTTTTGATGGGGCAGATTTAGGTTCGACTAGCATTGGATAGGAAAGTGGAGATCCGTAAATGGCCGAAGACGTTACATGAAGCCAAAACTAAATGCCAACGACAATGACGTTGCATTTGAGGATGTCCGCCTAGCGGCTTAACCTCATTGGGTTTGCCAGTTTTTCCTAGAAACAGAAAAACTGGCTCTTATCTTCCGAATCGCAGGATAAAAGGAAAAAACATGTTAAATGTTCGAACAACCATAGCATCTTTTCTGTGTAGCATCGGAATTTTTGCTTTGTCTCCTCACATTCAGGCGATGTCCTTTGGATCTCCTGAAACGCTTCTTTCGATCCAACTCAATAAGGTGGATGTGGAAAAGATGGAACCCATTACTGTCGTTGAAGTCATAGATCTGGATTCTCCGATTGACTTCAAGGATGCTAAAATCGGAGACAACAACGGCGAATATGTTGCTAACTATGAAGATCTTCTTTGCCTAGCAAGGAACATCTATCATGAAGCTCGCTCAGAATCATATGCGGGTCAGTTAGCTGTTGGTCTTGTCACGATGAATCGTGTCAAAAGTCCGAACTTCCCAAACAATGTGTGTAAGGTTGTCTATCAAGGTTCAATCGATGGCGGTCCTCCTAAGCCTTTTCCCGGTGGAATGAGTTGCCAGTTTTCATGGACCTGCGATAACATCTCAGACGACGTAATTAATAATCGTCAATGGGAACAATCTCTAGAAGTATCCGGCGCTATTCTGAGTGGTTCGGTCCCCGACTTTACGACTGGAGCTCTGTTCTATCATGCTGACTATGTGAAGCCTAAATGGAGAACCAAGTTCTATCGTATCGCAAAGATTGATACACACATCTTCTATCGCCCCAAGAATGTTGAAACGACCAAAGACTTTGAAGCATACGGCTTCATCTAACGCAGAGTAGAGCAGCTGGTCAGCTCACCAGACTCATAATCTGGAGGTCGAGGGTTCGAATCCCTCCTCTGCTTCCACTTTCAAAATATCGGGCTTCGGTCCGATATTTTTTTATAAATAGATTATACAAAGCAAGGATCTATTCTATGCCAAGAAATTTTATTCTCACACCCTATGGTCGTCAACCTCTCCACGAAAGTTCCGATATCGATTGGGATGAACCAATGACAGTTCATGAATTGGATCATCACGTCCATCGCCATGGAGAACTTCGCCAGGCTGTTCGGACTCTTGCAAATCAAGCAGAACTTTCAGGCTATTCGGAACATGCCCAAGCTCTTCATAATGTGGCCGATGCAATTCATGAACGAGAATTGAATTTTTTTCAGAGATCAAAAAAAGCAAGAAAAGCCAACGCATCTTGGAAGCCTCCTGAACCAAAAATGTATGAATCATACGATCCTCGCGATGAAGAAGATGAAGCTCCGGATTATGATGAAGACGATTATTATGGCGATGAAGACGATTGGGGCGAAGAGCTCAACGAACAATATAGATTAGGAAATGTTCAAGAAGCCTCGGATCCCCACGCGACTCCTGATGAAATGCATGATCATCTCACAAAGTCTGGTTATATCATGACAGGAGCTCACCAAGCCAGAGGGGGAGCAAATATAAGTTTCTATTCTCACAGGCAGAGGAACGCTCCAATCGAAGTTCATTGGAAGCCCGCTCGTCAAGGAATCAAGACCCAAGCATACGCAAGAATTCATAATCCTAAAGGAGGTGCTGTTCTTTCTGCAGTAACTCTCAATGGGCTAAAGGATGGAATCGAACAAACATCATGAAAAATTTTCGTTCCTTCCTTCACGAGCAGCAGATTCTTGAAAAAGTCACGGAACATCTAGAAGATTTTCTTGAATTTGCCTGTGACTATCTGGACATCGATTCTCCTCCCGAAATTGAACTGATTCCAGAGAAGTCAGATGCTCAACAGAATTCTTCATTCGGTGGTTACATTCCGTCTGAAGGAAAAATCCGCGTAAACATAGCTGAACGTCACAGAGCCGATGTTTATCGGACTCTTGCCCATGAGCTCGTTCACCACAAACAAAATCTCGATGGACGACTTGATGAAGATTCGGGCAGAACCGGATCTGATATCGAAAATGAAGCCAATGCTATTGCAGGAATCATCATGAGAAATTATGCTCGCGAAAATGGTCAGAGTTTGTTTGAATCCGTGGAACCCGTTCTTCGAGGAACAGTCAAACATTCCAAAGCAGGAGGAGTGACTACCGTCCATCGAGGAAGACAAATGTCATTTCCTCTTCACCCTCATCATAAAAAAGCTATTGCCAAACTCGAGCACACAGATTCCACAAAACTTCATCTCGAAACAGGACATGTGATTCGAGCGACTAGAGATGAAGACATGATCCATCTCGAATATCAAAATTATCACACGATTGTTCCGAGAAGTGAAGTCATCGAAAATCATTGACAATGAGCTCTAAGTGAGCTAAACTGTATATTATTTGGAGAACCAATGTCAAATCATCATCCATTACTCGACCAGGCATCATTTGGTGCCCTCGTAGACATCACGATGAAAACCAAAAATCTTTCACACATCGATGCTATTCTTGAAATCTGTAAAAATCGAAATCTCGATGTTGAATCGGTTCCCGAACTACTCAGTCCTAAACTGAGGAAACGGATTTCCGATGAAGCAACTTCCATGAACATGATGCGGAAAAAGAAACCCAAGATTGTTGGTTAACTATGACCGAAGGCATGAAAGCCTATCAGATCTACATGGCTCTGAAACTTCACTTCACAACTCAAGACTATGACTATTTCAAATATTCCGGAAAAACCAAATCCATCTCTCCAGAAAAGCTGAAACTCCGTAAGGACTATCATCATTTCTGTCGACTGGAGCGCAGATATTCATCCAACCTCGAAGACTTTTTCGTATGCCAGTTTGTCCTCAATGACAAAAAAGCCATATGGATTGGCGATATGGTTGATGTGAACAGTCAGACTCTGTTCAATAAGTGGAAGAAGAATATCGAAAGCTTTAGATACGAAATGAAAATCGAACTGGAGAAAGTTTCAGACAAGGACATTCATACTCTATTTCGAGTTCAGAATGGGAATCATCCGGAATTCTTACGAGCTCTGCTCTCCAAGAAAATTGGAATCATGACTTTCTTGGCATGTGATGATGTGATAAATTTCATGCCTAGCTGGAACAAGAACATCAAGGATGAACACATCTGGCCGGAGATCTCCGCCAGAATAGAGAAGTTTCGTCCATTCTATCGAAGAATGAACATTGAGAAAAAAACGACAAGGGAGATCATCAAACAAATTTTTGAACTTGACAATTCCAAAGCAGACGAGTAATATATAAATCTATCGTTATGCTTCAGTGGATAAGATAAACATACGGAGAACACAAAACACATGTCTAACACATCATTTGCAGATCTAAGAAAATCACGCGACGCAGCATTCAAGAAGCTTACTGCGGAAGTTTCCAAGTTCGATTCTGCTGCTAAGAAACAAGAAGACAATCGTTTCTGGCAAGCCGAATGCGACAAGGGTGGTAATGGTTATGCCGTTATCCGTTTCCTTCCTGCTCCTTCAGGAGAAGATCTTCCTTTCGTTCGTATCTGGAATCATGGATTCCAAGGTCCGGGTGGATGGTACATCGAAAACTCTCTGACGACGATTGGACAGAAAGATCCACTTGGAGAACTCAATTCTTCTCTGTGGAATTCTGGTTCCGATAAGGATAAGGAAATCGCTCGTAAGCAAAAGCGTAAGCTCACCTACATTTCCAACATTCTCGTAATCAAGGATACGGCACATCCCGAGAATGAAGGAAAGGTGTTTCTGTATCGCTACGGCAAGAAGATTTTCGATAAGATCAATGCTCTGATGAATCCTGAATACGAGGATGAAACAGCAGCAAATCCATTCGACTTCTGGAATGGTTGTAATTTCAAGCTCAAGATTCGTACGGTCGAGGGCTATCGGAATTACGATAAGTCTGAATTCGATTCTCCTTCTCCTGTCTCATCGGATGACGGAGAGATCGAAAAGATTTGGAAGCAGCAGCATTCACTTCAAGAATTCCTGGATCCAAAGAATTTCAAGAGCTATGCCGAACTCAAGGCTCGTCTCGATGTGGTTCTTGGTTCCAAGAAGACACAGGTTGCCGAACCTGAAGATGAGGATGAAGTGAATTATCGGGCTCCGGTTGAACCTAAAAAGGCCGCAGCCAAGCCACTTCCCAAGAGCGACGATGACGAGGATGAAGAGGAGTTCTTCAAAAGCCTCGCCGATATGTCTGACGACTAAGTCGTTCCTGTCTTTCCAGTAGGCGGAAGAGCCATCGGATTTCTAACCAAATCCGGTGGCTTTTTCTCAACCTTCTTAGATGGAGCAGCAGGAGGAGAAACGATAGTCTTGCTATTTTTAGAAGAAGCATCTATCGCAATCACTTTACCCGAAGAACTACTACTTGAATTTTCCACAGAAGCAGAAGGAGAAATCTTCTGTTTCATAGATTCCTTTTGAATCATGACGCTCGAACTCTGTGTTAGAGAGTTCTTCGCAGTTGCCTTTTCTCTATCGAATCTATTCGCTACGCTTTGCTGAATATTAGCAGGACTTGAAGAGAATAGAGTCTTGCGTTTATTGTAAATATTCTCGATTAGCTGGTCCTCACTTATTCCTGAAGTGAAAGACTTGAGGAATATTCCAGCTGCTCCGATACTCTTTTTTCCTTGCAAACCAGGACCATGTTGAACAGCCGTGCTCCACAAAACTTCCTGGAGAACGGGACTCTTTTGAATAAGAGTAGCTAGTTCCTGATTCTTTTCTCGAATCAGATTCAATGCTCGGTCGAAGTGAGTCATCTTGATAAATTCGTGTTCATACTTCTGGATTTTGTTTTCTTGGACTAACTTCTTCCATTCCGTAGGAACAGTTCCTGTAGTTCCTCCCGTGTTTGCAGGTCCAGAAGTCAGACGAGCGACGATGTCTTTCGCTCCTCTTTCTTCTAGGAATTCAATGAATTTGTCGAAGGTTCCCGTGTTGGAAGCAATCTGATATTTGCCATAAGAAGTTCCGCCTTTCGGATCATATCCGATTGCCATACTTCCCTTCTTACCCGATTCTTCACTAGCAGCAAGAGAACCTAAAGGAGCGCCGCTTCTAATAAGATTCAGAGGAGATTTTTGAGAACCTGCTGAATTTCGAACAGCATTATTTTTTGGCCTTTTCTTCGGAGTCTCAGGAGTCGGAGCAGGAGCAGGAGCTTCTGGACCACCAAGCAATTCGGGAGTTTCAGAAAATTCCTCTGTAGAATTTTCCATCACAGAACTCGAAGAAGAGTTGTTCTGCACCGAATCAACTCTTTGAGAAGAATCCATTCTCTGAGTCGAAGTGGTTGACGAGGTAGTTTCTTTCGTTTCTTGTTCTTCTTCTGGCTTGCCGCCAAACAAACGATGAAAGAAGTTCAGAGGACTATTTTCATTGGAAGGATTCAACCAAGTTGTAATCGCTCCACCTACAGCTCCTGCTATAGCCGGAAGGAAGCTTCCGAAATCCAGAAATTGTTTTTTCTCTCGTTCTTCTTCCTCATCCTCATCCTCATCGTCGTCTTTATCGACAAGTTCGAATTGCGGCGTCGTCAACATTGAACGAGCAGCGCTTCTTTCGAGATTTTCTTCTTTCTCTTCTCGTTCCTGTCGTTCTAACAAATCACCAAGACTGAGAATGTTCTGTTCCACAGCTTCCAGTTTGCGGAAGAGAACAACTTGATACGAGTCAAACTCTTCTTTCGTTATGTTAGATAAGGGAGCTCGTTGGAATAGAGAGAAAAAGTTTATCATGCGTATGCCGCTGCTATATTAGGTTGAATCATTTTTCCTAGAGAAGTTCTCTTCTCAGCAGGAGCTGGAGCGGAAATTACTCTGGTCGTTTCTTCCCTGACAACACCATTAATGATGATGGTTTGTGTTTCGTTCATCTCTGTGCGTTCGGAAGAAAAGGTTCGTGATGCCGTGGGTGTTTGAGTCAGCGTAGAAGAAATGTCTTTTATGCTCGAAGAGGATTGCATCACCAATGAACTCTCTTTCGACGTGTTCGTTGAAGAGGATAATGATTGCGAAGAGAAAGAGTTGTTCTCAACTGATTCTGTCGAATTAGAAATCATATTTGATACAGACTTAGACGAAGTCGTGTCTGAAATCGTTCTTGACACTGAAGATGTCGAAGAGGTCGCATTCATCTGCAGAGAAGAATGTTGAGCTGTTCCCTGAGATGTAGATGAAGCCGGAGTTTTGGTGACTTGATTCTGTTTCAGTATCGAGTTTACTTGTTTCTCGTTCAGTCCTGTTTTAAGCAAAATTTCTTTGAGAAAGCTTTGAGAACTGAATGCTTCTTGAATGTTTTTCACAGCCGGACCTATCGCTCCGGTCATGATTCCCTTTTCAATGGAAGGAGCAAGTTTTTGCGCAAGCATTTGCCCGGCTTCTCCTCCGGCAAGAGCACCAACTATGCCACCAGCCAAAGCAGGAACGATTGGAACGGCAGGTAATAGAGCCTGCCCGACAATAGCGCCTCCAGCAGCACCCGCAACAATTCCAATCGACTTGAATGCGATTTTCGTTACGATTTCGGAAACCTGTTCATCATACTCATCCTGAGTGATTTCTCCCTTATCGAGCTTTTCTCCGAGAGCAGTAATCTGTGGAGAGTTTTCGGCAATCTCAAAGGCAGGAACCAACAGAGTCGATACGATTGGTAGACTCTTACCAATAATGCGCAATCCTTTCATCATTCGAGCGAAGTTAAGATTCCGCACTCCCTTTACGGAAGAGGCGATTCGTTCATTTATCTTCAATCCCGAAAACAGTTTCTTGGTTGCATTGGAGATGAAAGATGCGCTGTTCTTGATTCCTTTCCAAAGTCCTTTCAGGAAATTAGAACCAGCTTTGAGTAGAGATGAACCCCATCTTCTAATCGTTGAAGAAATAGCAGCCAAAGCTTCAGCCCAAAACTTGCGAGTTCCAAGCTGAGCTAGAAATCCGGCAATAGCAGGAAGAAGAGTGTCTCCTCTTTCCTTATCCTTATCCCAGTCTTCTTCCTCATCCACACTTATGGGTTGTCCCGACTCTCGAATCTGCTCGGGATTCAGTCTTTTCTGAATTTTAGCAAAAACAGAAGAAGCAGCGATGAGCTTGTCGAGTCGAATGTTGATTCCGTCAACATAGCGAGCGAACTGAAGATTGATTGGTTGCTTTTCGCTCGCAGAACCTCCTCGAGATTGAGAACCACCAAATTGTCCCATTCCCATCATAGCCATGAATGCCGACAATGAGCCTGCTATTCCAGACACAGCTCTTCCCGCATCCGATGAACGAACAACATCCACGGGATTTATAGGAATCGAAGACACCGCTCTAAAGGCATCCGAACTCCTAAGAATATTTACGGGATTCAGTAGAGGTAACATCTATTGCTGTTCAGCCTTCTTCTTTTCTAGATATTGAATAAGCATTCCAACATATAAGTCCCTCTCCCACGGCATCATGTTTTCAATTTCGCTCAGAGAGTACGAATGATGCTGCATCAGAGCGAAACAAATCTCATAATAATTCCGAAGATTATTGTGAGAGAGGGCTATCAGAAAAAATCAGAAGCTCCTTCGAACTTGATCGTATCTTGTTGACCGCATCCTGAGCAATGATATGTCACTTCATGACGGAGCTTTGGCATCGTTTCGAAAAACTTGGTCATCTTTTCAAACTGAACCGTATTCAGATTGTCGATGAAAGCGACTGCTTCGGCCAGACTTTCGCATGGATACACATTTTCTGAGTCGAACACAAAATCAATGCACATGGCCATCATCGTGATATCATTCTTTTCGATTCCTGTTCTTCCAACCGAAGAAATCGTATCAATCGTAGGATACTTCAGAACGATACCATAATTGTCATCAAGCATGAATCGCGAAGTGTGGCCCTCTGGAATTTGTACCTTCACATCATCAACATTGACAACGATTTCTGTTGCGACTTTACACGGAACATCGTTCCGATTTATTCCATCGCGATGTTTGTAGGAGAAACGCATTTCTTCTCCGACAGATTTCGCTCTCAGATTGAGGAACAGATATTCGATATCGAAATACGGAAGCTTGGAAACTTCGATGTCTTCAACACAGGCTTCAAGCGAATCACGAATGGCTTGAAGGATAGAATCATTATCGCCCGACTCGAGAGCCATCAGAAGAATCTTCTCTTCCTTGACGAGGAATGGGCGAAAGGTAACTTCCTTTCCATTAGATGGCAAAGTCAGCTTGAATTTTGGAACCATAATCTTAGGCAATGACATGTTTAAGTCCTCTTACGAAAATTTTTCAGTAGATCTTTGGATTGGCTGGCAACAGCAGTGAAAGCAGAATTCACATCAACATATTTACCCTGAACAGCAGATAGGAACGGACGAAACGCATTCGTGAATCTTCCGATGTTATTCAGAAGTCCCGAGGTCTTGTTGGATGTGAAATTAGCATCCTCGGAATACAAATTCTTTTCGGTGTAATAGCGATATTGCATCGAAACGACCATTCGAGAATATGAATCACCATCAGCCCAAGCAAGTGGCAAATCAGAAATATTGATTGGGAATGGTTCAATCAACTTTACCGTGTACACCGAATCGATAGATCTATCTTGTCCAAGATTGAAAATTTGAGAAATCTGTTCGTTCTTGGAAAGAATTTTAGGTAGATCAAATCCGCGAGGATTCGTAAACTTGGAAGAATCGATTCCGATATCAGATAGGATTTTTCTTGTCTGCGTTAAAATCGTCGGAGAGTTAGCCTTTCCTTGTCTTAAAGGAGAGGTCGCATACGACATCAGCTCAACAGAAGCACCATCCGTGCCTGTCTTGTAATATCCCGCATCGAACACAGCAAAAGAATCTCGAGTGGTTCGAGATTTTCCAATAAGCAGATCCTGCCAAGCAGAGAAGATTTCTCGCTCAACCATATCTTCCGAAAGGATAATGTTCATAGAAATTTCTTGAGAAACATATCCATAAGGAAGTCTTCTCGGTGGTCCATAATATCTTTGATCGGCCGAAAGAATCTGACGCGTTGGCATAGAGGCTGCTTCGATTCTCAGCGGCAGTGATGCAACGCCAAACTTACCAGCCAAAGCTGTCGGAAGCGTAATCATGACAGCAAAGTATGCTGGTCTTGAAATCCCCTTCGAGCCAATTTCTGAAGAAAATTTTGATAGATTGAATGCCATCTTAGATCATTCCTCTACTATCGGTCCAGACAGTTTTTTGATTCGCACCCTGAAAGCGAGCAATATTCAAGAACGCAGCCATATCCCATTCTTTGGATTCGATGAAGAAGAATTGAGAGCGCATATGAGAGAACAGATACTTCTTCACGCATGGCTTAAAGAATCGAAGCTGCGAGACTCGTTGAAGAAGCTTATAGGAAAATTTGAATCTCGTGTCCTTGTCCATATTGTTGTTCGTCAAAAAGGAATACAGATTATCCAAGAGACGAGCTCTCAAATCATATGGCAGATAATGAAGATTCAGTCCCATGAATCCAGGATTAGAAGTTATGACTCTTCCTTTGTCCCGAATCGCATCAAATGGAATGACAAGAGGAAAGGTGTCATAATATGGTAGAGTTGCCTTGAGCTTCGGATCGTAGCGAAATACATACATCGAACCAAGCAGAGGTCTTTTCGTTAGACGAGTTCTTTGAGAAGCCAGAAGAGTATTTGGATTTACGACGACGCTCTTGGCCTGATTTCTAAACCAGTTAATAGAATTCTGCTCCAACTGAGGAGTTATGTTTTGTGATGCGGCTTTCTCAAGTATAGAACGAAAAACATAGGCTGGCATTTAGAACTTTCCAAAAATATCCCGTTCGGTTACGACGTGGAAGGACCATCCATGATTTTCACAATACTCCTTGGCTGCTTCCCACTTGGAACTATTTATTCCCCACTGGGCGACCTCGGTAATATATCTTTTGGTTTTCTTGTTCTGGACCTCAGGAGGCTTGGATTGCTTCTCGGGTTTGATTTCTAGCACTCGCGTTGAAATCTTTCCGTCCTTTTCACGAATCTTTATCTTGAAGTCCGGGAAGTATCGATGAATCCGATTGTCCAGAGGAGAACGATATGGAATGAAAAACTCTTCAGATGAATATTCCAATATGTTAGGATTTTCATCCAAAAACTTCATGACTCTCAATTCCCAAGAGCTTCTATAAGTTATGTTATTTACATCGCCTCTATATTTTTGTGGATTTTTAGGTATAAACCTGCCCTTGTAATATTTGCTCATGAGTCTCTCCTTCTCATATCTATATAAATAATGGATATCTGGAGAAACGATGATAAACGCTCAAAACCTCCTGCAGCAATTCAAAGGAAAAGGACCACTTCAGGCTCTGGATAATTCAAGTATCACGAGTCCTGCGAGTCTTATGTTTCCTACGGATGAACTCTATGATATAGATCATTGGGTAACTTTTCGCGCATTCGAAACAACACAGCTAAACAGAAATCAAGATCCTCAACGAAAGGCTCTTGCAACAATTGTTCTTCCAATGCCGGCGAATCTTAATGTCGGATACAATATCGGCTACAGTGAAGACAATCTTGATGCTTTCGGAACTGTATTGGCCGATGCGTTTTCTCGTTCGGGAACTTCTGATGAAAGTCGACAAATTGTCCAAGGCTTAGGAATAGGAGCAGCTGCAGGAGGACTTGTTGCAGGATTAACAGGTCGATCATTCACAGCGGGAGCTATCGCAGGAATGACAACCGGAGCAGTGAGTTCCATCGCTTTTAACTCTCAGGGACAAGGAACATTTGGAACTTCTGCTGTGCAAGCTCAGATTGCTAAAAACTTAGGAGACTCAGCGGTTGGAAAGGCAATCCTAACGAATTCCGGAGGAATTGCCGTAAATCCACATAGAGTCGTATTGTTCGAAGGTGTTGGATTCAGAGATCACTCGTTCTCTTATCAGCTAACACCCAAGAGCTATGAAGAAGCCGAGATGATTAGAAAAATCATCTATGCCTTTAAGTATCACTCCTCTCCTGGATTTGCCAAATCAATCAACATTAACACTTCGGTTGTTGGCGGATCTGATAATTTGCAGAGTTCAACTCCAGGTAAATTCTTTTTCAAGTATCCCGAATATTTCGAAATCGAGTTTCATCGAAAAGAACACTTGTTTTCGATGGCTCCTTCAGTTCTTACGCGCTTCAACGTGGATTATCATCCACTGAACACTCCTGCTTATTCTCGAGAAGAAGGTAGAGAACCCACTCCTGTTCAAATCAACATCTCCTTGTCATTCCAAGAAACGGAAATCGTGACGAAGGAATCGATTGAGAAAGGAATGTAATGTTTTACTTCTCAACGCATCCTCTCGTAGAATATGATCCCACGAATGAAAATGCTCCTCAGCTATGCGTGGACATTACGAAAAGATTCAAGTTATCTGATATTGCGAAAAAATCCAAGCTGATCTATTACAACTATCAGGTCAAGGACAGAGATAGACCAGATATCCTGGCCGAATCTTACTATGGAGATTCGCGTCTTGATTGGGTCGTGTTCATCACGAATATGATGT